CACATTTATTTTCACTCTAGTGAATATCAGCGTAAGTCTTCCCAAATTGTACGTCTGTACCTAGCGGTACATTAAGATTTATTGCATCATTTACGTTGTTTATGCTCATCTGCATTATGTTCTCTGTCTTATCTTCGTCCCCCTCCTTTGTTAATACGATAATCTCATCGTGGAACTGACCGATAGTCTCCAGTCCCATGCCACGACATTCCTTAACCCAACTGTCGAAGCAGTAGACCCCTGTGCTTTGGTTTAGCGTACTGAAACGATCCTTGTCACTGCGTAAGCTATGCCAAAAACCAGACACAGGGTTCTTAAGCCACATGCCGTTGAACAACTCACGGACACGCAACGTGCTTGCTACCTTCTCAATAGCCCAGTTACGAGACCAGAAGGCTTCTAGCAGGGTCTTGGCCTCAGACTTACTCATACCTGTCTCACGGGCCAGCTTAGGCGCTCCTACACCGTATGTAGCACTGTAGTTAACCACCTTGTAATTCTTACGGAGGGCCTTGAGTGAAAGCTCTCCAGAATTGTGCTTGTCGATGTCATCTTGGGTGATAACACCAGCGTGTAGAGCCAAGTCCAAGTGAGGGTCAAAGCCTTCGTGGCTCATCTGCTCAACGTAGTCAGGGTCTAGTGGTTTCATGTAGTGCCGTTTGGTTGTATCCTCTAGTGATGTCATGTCAGCACCAGACAGAATGTAACCGTCAGGACACGTCAGACACCCACGGATTATATCACCGTATGGCTTATCTACACCCGGTAGGTTAACCAGTGGTCGGTAGTGCTTGAACCGAAAGGTGTTCGTTAGACCAGCGACACTAGCCTCTAGCCAACCATCCTTGTGGCACTCTAGGAAACTCTTAAGAATACCAGCACGGTGAGTAAGAACTGTAAGGCCATCAAGAAGGTCAGCAGCAAGGTCAACCTCTGCAAGCTCTTTGACACTTCCGCATAGCTCCCCATTCTTTCTAACTTGTTCGATTTGTCGTTCATCGCCTGTCACCTTATCTCTTAGGAATTTATATGTTCGTGGTTTCCAACCTAACGAATAGAGCCAGTCCTTAACCTGATCGTTAGAGTTAGGGTTCCCGCGCTCTTCGCCTGTCTTAACGACAAACTGCATGGTTGTCTCAGATTGTTTGTACTTCTTACATAGGTCTACCCACTTCTCGCCATGAGAGGACAGGCTACCGTCTTTCTTGTGCATGACCTTTGGTCGTGAGGCCATACGGGTTAGTGTACGCTTAGGCATAGCATCTGCCAGTTGTTCAACCTTCTCTACCTTGAGTGCCATGATCTCATCGTAGGCTGCTTGAGCTTTATCCACATCCAATTTCCACCGCAGGGCTTCCTGTTCCCTAGCGCAGTCTAGCTTGAACGTCAGATAGTCGATCAGACGATCCTTCTCCGTTGGGTCTTGGTACAGCTTGTTGAGCTTAAGGTCTAAGTCACGCCATAGACGCACGTTGATCTTAACGTCCTCATCACACCTGTGAGCGTACTCTTCTGGTGTCAGGCTGTCCCAGTCCTTAATGACAGGCTTAGGCACTCCATAGTCCTCTCCGTAGCCCTCAAGCCCATGCTTCATACGATCATGGTGCAGATACCAAGATAACGCTAGAGTGTCGATCAAACGAGCCTTTACCTCAATGCCTAGAACCTTTTCCACCGCTGGTATATCAAAGCGAACATGATTGTGACCTACGAGTGCCTTGCGTGTAGTAAAGAACTCACGCATTTCATCATAGTCATGCGTATGATGTACCGTCTTACCATCATCTGAGTAAGACAAGACATGAATTTTGGTCAACTCATCTAATAGACCGTCTGTTTCAATGTCATATACTGTTGTCATATCTTATAGTACCTCCGTTAATGTAAATGTATCTGTGTTGAACCGCATCATCCCTGCGTTACCTTCTTCTGAGCAAGGTCGGTTCTTTTCGATAGACAGATACGTTGTGTTACGCTCCTGTAGATCGTCAGCTTCTTTGTCTCGCTTAAGATCAATGATGACTGACGCACGTTGACCGATCATACGACAGTATTTCATCTGACCGTCATCGTTAGTGTGGGCGATAGTCACGATACCCACGTTTAACTCAGCAGACAGCTTCGACAGTCGTACCGATAGGTCAGCCAGCATTTGCTCTTTGCTCTCATCTGATGAACCCACAAGCACATCTTGGATAGGCTCAAAGAATACAAACTTAACACCACAGGCTACAGCGAAATAACGTATCTGGTCGATCAGGTCATCAGCACCTTGACCATCACTAAGGTAGAACTGATAGAAGTTCTCATCCTTCGTTAGATCACCAATGGCTTTAATCACCTGATCCTCTGCGCCCTTATCTTCGATTAAGTCCCTGCGTGTCAGATTGTCATTACATTGGTAAGACACAAGACCTAACAAGGATCGTAGCTTAGTTTCCTCCAAGTGCCATGCAGCAATAGGAACCTCACGCTGTAACATATTGTACTCAAGGAACCGCATGATCTCTGTCTTGCCTATGCCTGTAGGTGCTTTGATTACCGTGAAGTGACCTTGCATGAGGCCAAGTATCTTATCGTCTAGTGCTTGGATACCTGTAGGTACATACTGATGCTCAGGTGTATCCTTGTACAACGACAAGAAGTCCTGTGTACTGTTCATCACATTCTCAGGTGTGAACTTACGAGCGTTCCACCATGCACTCTTGAAGTCTGCTGCCTTACCAGCCTGTAGGAACTCGTTAGCATCTTTGTATGGTCGATGGTCAACACGATAGACCTTGTTGGGAAACAGCTTTGCTATACGGTCAGCAAGAGCATTGCCAGCGTCATCGTTGTCAACCGATAGCATGATCTTCTCAAAACTATTGAGCCAATCCGCACAGTTCTCCCAGAGCTTCTTAGAGGGTGTAGCAGAGGGCAGAGACACCACGGGGTTAGTGTAGTTGCCCTTGAGTATTTGTGCCACTGAGAGGGCGTCTAGTTCACCCTCAGTGATCGTGACCATCTTAGAGCTACCTGCGGTAAAGAAGTTCATACCGAAGAGTTCATCACCCTTGAAACCGTTCTTAGCGTAGAATCCCTTCTCCGATAGCTTACGAACTTTAATTCCCCCGCTGGGGTACACATACTCCTGACGATCCCCGTAGGTTAGGACGCCGAAGTCCTCCATCGTCTTGCTGTTGATGCTCCGCATGTTGACGTAGCTGCCATCACTAATATCTTCTATTAGCTTTGGAGTAAAGTTTGTTGCACTCATACTATAATCCTTATTTCCACTGACGGGGTATCTGTCTTGCGCCCAATCGAATGTCTCTCGTTTGGATGGGTATCCATTGCTACAGGCGTGACATTTACCGAAGCCGTCAGTGTTCCAACTAAAGGCGTCAGAGGAGCCACACGATGTAAATGGACAGGGTTGGTGTGCATGTTCACTCATACATCAAGACCCGCAATGACCAGCCAGTTGTTACGATAGGCAAACATATTACCAATCAGCAGCTTTGGGTTACGCTTAAACCTACCGGAGATTTTCCAGAAATTAGTCTTACTGGTCGGTGTGATGTTCTCGTACACCTCTCTGTTGAGGTACTTCAGCTTATGCACCTTACCCGCTAGATCAAACTTAATGCGTGGCACATATTTGAACGTGTTGCTGCCAATCTGCTTCTTAACAAACTTTCTAGCCTCATTCTTCTGAAGGTAGAAATTAGGCTTAACCTCTGGCTGAACTACAGCAAGGGACAGACGCTTTGCGTTTGCCTCTGCGATACTTTCAACGGCAGGTATCTGGTCGATCAGGCTGGCCCTGTCGTTAAGTATCCGCTGAACCTCAAACCTAGCGTTTATGCCTGAATGTACATTAACACCACGTTCACCGCCTATCTGCCAACTCTCGTGCCTACTGTCTCTATAGTTACGCTCAAGTTTAATTCGAGACACAGAAAAATCTGGTGGTGCATTTTCCACTGCGAGGGGGTAGATACGAACTAACTGCCTTAACTCTGGAGACCAACCTGCACTACACACTGTAACACGTCCCTGACGATCCGTCTCGGGCGCTGTCTTTCCTAACATTACAAAGTCTTCCAAGATCATTTGTTTGCCTCCTTTGTTTTATTCATCAAGATGTCACCATGACAACCATCAGGACAGCACCAACACACTAACAACTTGCCAGATAGCTCACCAGACTTAAGGCGGTGCAAAAGGCCGTCCTTCATCTCAAGGTATTTGCTGTACTTGCTGATGACAGTATCACGATCACCATCTTCACCAATGACAAATGGGTTACCCCAATCAGTCCCACGGGTGATCTTAACATCAAGACCTTCGGCCTCTGCCCAACACAACAAAGCATTATCAACAGGCAACCCATCGTCACCTTTGTGCATGTTAGCCAAAGCAACACCGCCACTTTCAAGGGTTTTTCTGCGCTTGATCTGACTGTCAGTCCAACCTTGCGACAGGTATGACCTTACCTCTTTAACCCTTTGTATGAGTTGCATCTGAGACAACTTATTACGTTCACATTCGTCTAAAAGTTGATCTCTATATTCTTGAGGTAACGACACAACCTCTGCATGGTGAGTAAAACTCAAAGTGTCCCTGCGCAGTGACACATCAAACCTAGAGCAGACAGAGCCACGATTTCTAAGTGTAGTGTGACTTGGGCCATCCCAATCATCAGAGTTCACTTTCTTTGCTCTGTCTCCGTAAGACTCCCCATTATTCCACCAGTCGCCCCAGTCCCACGCACTTTTACTGTCACGCTTATTTAGCTCTTCCCCCTCTTCTAACCACTTTTCGTAGTCAGTAGAGTTAATCCTGTCGTCGTCTAGCACTACAGGTTGGCGACCATCAAGGTTAATACGATCTTCAAAGCTCATAACTTACGTTCCTTTCTTATGTTATATACACTAGAAGTAATATCTAAAGTCATAACTTATGTAAACCCTACACTTACTTATAGTGACCCTTTCGAGAATCTTATACATCACGAATTGTTACAAAACTGACTTTCGTAACTTCTTAAGTGCTGCTTCTTCTTGCCGATAGACCCACACTTGGTTATGACCTAGCCATATAGCTACCTCATCTTGTGTCATATTAAAGATGTAACGCATCCTCATAACCTCCATTTCTTGTGTCGTTAAAACATCACCTGCTACCTTAAACAGGTAGTTTTGATAATCCTTGTCCTCGTACTCTTGCACATGGTCTCTCTTGGACGAAGAGAAATGTTCCTCATAAGGTGTCCTATCTGCCGCTAGGATACTCTTGATCCACCCTATGTTCTCCTCCCCATAGTTACTGTGATGGTCAGTCTCACCAGTTCTCACAATATCCCGTATCGTCCTAGACTTAGGCATAGCGACAGGCAATACATCAATGTTAAGATAGTCGTGCATACGCCTCTTAGCCTCACGGAATAGCTTCGCTGGGTGTACATCAGCATCCTCATTGATTAGCTCATAACACTTTAGGACACCCTCCTGTATCATGTCATCAACGTGTGAGGGAGAGTTAAACCTCCAAGCTAAACTCTCACACATGCCCAAGATTTGATCCTCACGCATACTCATGCTCTGGCTCCTGCTCTAGGTACATCTGACGTTGCTTGATAAGGTAAGCGACCTCCTCAGCTTTTACGTCTGGACACTTCTTTAGCGTCCTCACAATCTTCCTCAGCTCTTCTTTGGTCATAGCTTGTCCTTACCCTCCAGTTGATTGATACGCATCTGTGAGTACCGTATGACCTTCTCAAGGTCTGTGATCTCGCTCTGCACCTCATCCATACCCTCGTATGGCTTGTACCCCGCACGACTAGCATACTTGATGATATTCCCACGCCAGAACTCAAAGCCATTCATCATAATGTATGTGATAGGTTCTATTTTCCACCGTGCGTAGTGCTTAGGTTCATTCACGATGTCTGCTGTATGTTCTGCCATTACGTTCTCCCTAAAGTCTTCATGTTCTGCTATCAACTTACGCCACTCACTGTTTATCATTCTTCCTCCAGACAGAAGCCACACCATGTGTCTTTACTTGCATTACCACAACTGACACACTTACGCCACTTGTTCTTCTCATCACGATCTTTAGAGGCCTTGCGCTCCTCTGGTGTCATTGGTCTGATGTCCGTGAAGTCTGCCTCTAAGGGCCACTCATTGTCTGTCACGGAGTACATCCTCATATTTGTTGAACAGTTGCTCAAACTTCCACTGGTATAGCTGCTGCATACCCATCAGTGTGTTCATCAGTTCGTCGTGGGTAGGATCACGTTCACCATCACCTATCTGTCTGAACACAACCTGCAGGTCATCACACACATGCCAGCAATCCATTATCATTGGCTCTAAGTCATATAGTTTAGTCATTGTCTGTCTCCCGGTATAAGCCAGCCTTAATCAGTGACAAAAAGCCTACGTTAAAGATAGCGGCAAATGTCTTTGGGTCACACTCTACCTGCAACGTAGCACTACCATCCTCATGCTCAGTTATTTCAGTTATCTTGACTTCACTCATTCATCATCCTCCGTCAGCGCATCCCATGATACAGGGAATAGTTCAATCATCTTCTCACTGATTTGATCTGCTACAATGCGTGTCTCAGCCTGTGTGTCAGGCTTGCAACGTAGGTTACACATATCAGCAAAGGCATCAAGGCTACCTGACCAGTAAAATTCTGTAATCATGCTCTGTGGTAGTACCATACGGGCTTGTTCTGGTGCTACACCCTCAGCAAGTAGGGTCTTATATGTAGACAGTTGCCTGTTCCACTGTACCTCTTGGTCAAGGCTTATGTTTACGACACCATCAGACCCTTGTTTCTTGTCTGCACTACGACCACGCCACTCTCTAGGTTCATAGAACTCAGGTTCATCATCAACGTAGCGCCTAGATATTTCGTTCCACCTCAAGAACTTATGCTTGACTAGCTGCCTAGCTACAAAGATAGGAGCCTTAACGTGAAAGGATGCGAAGCAATGTCCGAAGGGACTGATGTGCTTATGCTTGGCAAGGTAGCGGATCAGCTTTGCATCTTTCTCTTTGAGCTTAGGTGGCCCCCAAGGATCATCCTCCATCTCGCTTGTCTTACCGAATGACACCCGTGCAGCGTTAGCTACGGTCAGGTCATTACCCATATGGTCAATGTACGTTGCTTTAATCATTTAGCATCTCCTTTAAACGCTTTACTACACCTTTAGGTAATCTGTAGGCTCTGTCTTCCAAGGGGAAGTCAATAACTAAGTCCCCGTTAATAAAACCCACCAAGTTAACCCCCTTACTTATTTCTTCTTTAAGTATTACTTCCATTTATCTGTATCCCTATACATTCGATTGTCTCTTGCTTGTCGTTGACCATAACCGAAGCATCCCTCAGTGCAGTCTCACACATGGTTTCATTGTCATACGTCCCTAAGTGATAGTACCTCACGCCCACCTCTGGGACGACGACAAACCATATTAGTATCCATGCTACATTCATCAGAAAGGCACCTCATTATTTCCATTGCGGGGGTCATTGAAGTATCCCTTCGCCAGATACTCCAGCCGTGGATCAAGTAGTTCCTCTAGCTCACGGATGATTGACTTGGGACGGATACCCATCTCTTCCAAGTGTTGCTCAAGTGTCATGTTAAACATTCTCATTTCCCTTCGGGTGCTGTGTAAAAAACGTGTGTGCCAATGCGACCGTCTCGGTGGTAACTTTTGGCCCAATATGGTGACACATAGGTAGTATGATAGTGGGTAGAGGTCAAGCCTATGCGGTCACCTTTTAGTATAGACTTAGCTATAGTCTCAGCTATATCAATGGCTTGTCTATCGAAGACGTTGCCAGTGTACTTACGGTAGTCATCAGATTTTCCATCGTGGGTGAACGAGAACTGCTTACGCTGGAAGACAACGGCACAGATTTCGTCGGGCCAACGGGGTGATTCTACCCTAGTCATTACGACCTCAGCAACGGCCCTTTGTCCTTCCAGAGGTTCACTACGGCTCTCAAAGAAGACCGCTGCTGCTAGACACATCAGGGGTGTCATGCGATTTCGTTACCCATACCAAAGATGTGACGACCACCAGCCTTGAGGGCCAGCACACGGTCAAGGCTAAAGCTCTTGTACTTGGGCTTCTCACCATCCTTACCCACGAACATGGGGATCAGGTTATGCTTCTTGAGTACGTCAGCAGCCTTACGACCACGCTCACCACCCACAAGGTATTTCTTGACGTTCAAGCGACCATTGTATGTACGCTCTTCGTTGTCTTTAGTGAGGAACTTAACGGTGATGAACTCGTTAGCGTTCTCTGCCAGTACCATGCTTACCATGCGTGTATCTAGTGTCATGTTATTACTCCGCTTTAGTGTTGATTACATATATTGGCGAATCAGTTAGTGATCTTAGTGTACTTGCATGTTTATCAGCTTGTGCCTTGGACATCAAGGGTAACTTTAGCTGCATCAAGATGCCATTTACTTCTGTTGATATTGCGAATTGTGTCATGCGTCTTCCTCTTCGTGAATTATCCTCTGGTTAATACCTAAGTTATAGATTAACTCACGTTTTAACTCAAGAACCTTATTTGTATCTAACTTAACATCCTCCAATATATCTTCAAGCCTGTCGATAACATAGTGCATACATACTCTATCATCCATTTGTCTTCTCCTTAACTGGTGATCCTGACCAAGATTTAATCGACATCCAATCGAATGTAAAGTTAGCTCCAACGTAATCCCATACGGCCCAATACTCTGCGTTCTCTCTTGAGGTTTCATCCCAGACCCACAGGCATGGGATATTCTCAATCCTGAACGAGGCTATCTCACCGCAGTGATACTGCATCTCAACATCAGCATCGACCATGATGTGTGTGTAACGATCAAACTTAGCTTCTTCTGCATCTTGGAACAGTCCGTTTACTTTTGCCATTAGATTGCTACCTTCTCTTCTGTTACAGTCACCTTATATACCTCGGCACAATCATCGTCAAGCGCACGAAGTGCATATTCTGTGCAACTTTCTAAGGTTCCCTCATGGTACAAGTCTCCATCAAGATAAACTTCATAGTATGTCTCACGAACTTCCATCAGCGAATCTCCTTTGCTATATTCTCATACTCTACTAACTCAAGAAGATCGTCAAGTTTATTATGAATGTCTCTGAGGCTCTCTTGGACACGATCCATGTCAAACTTAGCTTCTGTCAGATAGTCAAACAGGCTGTTGATCTTGTCTTGCTTGGTGACAGAGGTGTCATACTCTGGTGTATGGTTTACGTTGATCCCACGATCAATGTCCATCTTATATTCCCCTGCACGGGCTGATGCTTCGTGTGCGTCTTGCATGATAGCCTTAAGTTCTGCTAAGATATTTTCCATTTGTCTTCTCCGTTTCACTGCGTAGCTGTGCTACTATTAATTTCCACTGCGGGGTTAAACTAGAATCACCTTACATAATTCCCCCGGTGGGGTCAACAGAATTATTTCCACTGGTGGGGTCATTTTCCATCGGTGGGGTCATTTTCCATCGGTGGGGGTATAT